CCTGAGCCCCTTGTAACAACTCGGAGCACATCGAAGTAGAAGAGTGCCCCGAGTATCTCACCAAACTTTCTGGCTCGCTTCTCCGAAGGATTATCCAGGTAGTCCCGGAAGTCATCACTTCGGTCCCGAGCGAGCCTCCCAGTTAACTTGAACTCCGCGGCGTGGGTTAATTCGTGGAGAAGCGTCCTGGAGACAGAACCTTCGTTAATTCCTTCTTCCAGCCTCCAGATGATGATGAGATTGTGTTTCTGGTAGTAGGTACCATATACCTTCTCACCAAACTTCTCCTGTGGGCTAACCAAGTTGGTCACCCAAACTTCGGGAGGTCGCGGAATGCGATAGCGCGGCAGCCGCAGATCAGCGGCTACTTCGGCGACAACTCGTCGCCAGATCGAACGCCGGATACTGATCTGATGTCCGTCGTTGCCTAAAACTACCCGTGCTACCGACATTGTACACCTCCCTAAATTTTTTTTCTCCCCCACGCCGGGGAGTTAATGCCCCATGAGGGTCTCGAAGCCCTCTGTGTCCCATCCCCTTGGCAGGGACGACATGGGGCAATCAGGCCGGTCCCTACGTCCGGCATGGGAGCCTATTTGTTACGCGCCGGCTCCAAGGCGCTATTCGATTACATCTATTGCCATATTTACGGAAGCAGCGCGAACATTTGCGCTGCTTTCACGATGACATTAGCCACAATTGCCAGTATGGCTAACGCAAACAAAAGCGGAATCAAGCCCGCCGCTAGACTTAGCAGAAACTTGCGCATACTATTCACCCCCTTCCTTTTTGATTTTTTAAGTTGATACCCCCATGTTCACTTTCACATGGGAGTATCAGCTTCATCCCACCTCCCTATTTTTTTTCGCCCTTTTTTCTTGTCCTTTTGTGGTTTCTTTATCTTGACATCGAGTTGATTATCTGTTATAGTATTTGTGGAGGTGAAGATGAACGATTTAGTGGAATTGGAGGCGATGAAGGTGGCTGCTGAGTGGGCGGCGTCCTTGACGGCGGAGTATTTCAAGGGGTTGGTTGCTGCCGGATTGGAGAAGGAGATGGCGAGCTATCTTACGGTTCAGGTGCAGGGGGTATTTGTCGGTGTGGCGTATGAGGAGATTGCCAGGGTAAAGGGTATTAAGATGTGATATTGGATTGGGTTTAATGGGTTCGGAGAAGGTATTAAGCATTACCGAAGCGGGTTTGTTGGATATTAACATATGGATGAAGTACTACTTCGGCACGGAGTTGTTGGAGTGGGGTAAGATACTATTTCATGCAGCTCAGCCGGACATCACGGTAATAGGCGGATCCGGGTGTGGAAAGACTACTCAGGTAGCGTTGGCTGCTGCTGCCTGGTGTGCTTACGTACCCGGTTTTAAGTTTATGAACTTAGCTCCTACCATCTGGCAATCCAAGCTTATGTACAATACCGTATTGAGCATGGCAGCCGGAAAACCTTTTGACGGTCTTATCAAGGCCACGAGGACGTCCTGGTATCCCCTTATACAACTTAAGAACGGCTCCACGATGGAATTCATGTCGGCGCAGGACGAATTGGAGAGGATCAGAGGATGGGAAGGGGACTGGATGAACGGTGACGAGTTTGGGTACGTGGACACGTTTGCTAGGACCCTGCAGATTATGAGAACACGCTTGAGGGGGGTTGCGCCTGGGGGGAGGAATAGGCTAGGTAGGCTTTCTGTAGTCACCACATCTCCTCTCGTATCGAGCAACAGTGATGTTGTGGAAGAGCTATGGGGGAGATTTGACAGGGCATACAAAAGCGGTGTTGAAGTGGTCGGTGGGGAGAAGGTTGACTACGGTAAAAGCCTTACGTACAAGGGGGACGGTATAGAGGTTATATACAACAACCTTTACTTAAGCATAAAGGCACGCACGGCAAGCAATAAGTTTTTGGATCCCCGAGATGTGTACCTGATGCGCACGGCATTTGGCGATGATGTAGAAGCTGCTGCTATCGAGCTGGATGCCGAGAAGCCGAGTATTAACAGGTACTTCCCGCAAAAGGTAATTATGAGGTGTGTTGACGGTGAGTTATTGAGAGGGGCCACCTTGGCCATGGAGAAAGGGGTTCCAGGGTATCAGGTGGTTGTAGCACCCAAGCTTGGTGTTGTGAGGTATATGGTTCCCCCGGGGGAACAGAACATGTATCTGTTGGCCGGAGATCCCGGACAGGGAACGCCGCCGGCCAGGAACTCTCCGGTTGTGCTTGTGTTCAAGGTATCGTCGAACCCATCTCGTGAGCCGCATGAACTGGTGTATTTTCACTGGTTTGACGGAAGAGGGTCCTACAGGCCGTTTTTGGCAGATTACATCAACGCCTACAGGATGTACAAGCCTGTTATCGCCACGCTTGACACGACAGGGCCGCAAAAGGGATTTAACGAGTTGGTTTTTGAAAATCACAACTTGGTCATCGTACCCGGAGACATGTCCGGCACCAGAAAGGAAGTGATGGCATTGAGTTTGAAAACCATGCTGGAGAACGGGTTCTTGCGTTTCCCGAACATTACAGGATTGGTGAAGCAGTTGATAAGGTGGAAGCCGGCAGACAAGCACCTTCAGCAGGATATAGTCACGGCGCTTATGTTGGCAGCTTTTCAGTTGAGGCCGTTTAGATATGAGGAAAAAAAGCCGCAAGACATCAAACACCCGAATAGGGAACAGAGAAGCCGGAATCGCTAAGTTGACCAAGGATGCCCCATATGATATAATTACTGTTAACAACAAGGCTCGTATATGGTTGACTCCGAAAAAGCTCTATTTGGAGGCAATCGGTAAGGGAAAAACGGTCCTGTTGAGAAAACACGGTTCCAATGTGTACTTTTGGGACCGGTTCAACAAACAAGAAGTTGAAGTTGGCATATTAACTCTATTAAGGTGGTATTTCAATGCGGCCAGTGCGTCCGAGATAGACGATGCTGGCCGATGATTTTGTAGAGGACCCAACTTTATATCCTAACGATTACTGGAACTACATCTCGGAGAAGTACTATACTCACTGGCGGTATTTCTCCGGTGCTGTTTTTGAGGAAACCGTTTCCTCTGCAGAAACCGGCAAGGAACCCCTTAAGTATCCCCTTAAGATCAATCTCGTAAAAACTATGTGCCTCATGCACGCTTCTACTTTGTGGGGGCAGTGGGAGGAGAACGAGAAGCCGTTCTTTTTCGATACGACGGAAAAGGCGAAGCGTGTGCTCGACAGCGCCTTTAAGAATGCCCGTAGCCTTGCGATGAGGCAGGCTATTGCCATGCCCGTGTTTGGCGGAACTGTGTGGGGGATCAAGCCTACGATCGGGGATATTAGGGTTTGGGATGTAGCGCCGGACTTCTTCTATCCCGTATGGGATCCAACGGATTACACCCATCTTCTTGAAGTGTTTATCGCCTTTATGATTCCCGCTCAGACTGCCCGACTGCGCTACTCATACAGCGGGAATAGCCACGATAAGATTCTGTACGTAGAGCATTGGACGGAGCAAACCTATGAAGTAACCGTTGGTGGAGAGCCGGCAAAGTTCCCGGGTACAACCATCAGCATGGCCGGTAAAAACCCATACGGGATCATCCCATATGAATACATCCCTAGAATACGGATTTCGGGACAATTCTACGGCCTATCCTTAGCCGAAGATATTGAGGGGATACAAGATGAGTTTAACTTAAGACTGGCCGACATCGGGGATGCAGTCAGTGCTGCAACGCATTCCCAGGCATGGGTAAGGAATCTGGTGAGAAGTCAGAAAGACATGGCCTTCTCACCGGACATCATTATGAACCTGGGCATGGAGGTTCCCGGACACAATCCGCCTGAGATGGGACGCCTTCCCGCCCCTGAGGTTCCCCAGAGCACGGAACATTTCCTCAACTTCATGCTTGATATGTCTCGTACCGCCACCTTCATCCCACCTGTAGCTTTTGGAGAAGACGAAGGGTCTCAGCGGTCCGGGCTTACGCTAGTCATTAGAATGTGGCCGCTGGTGCAACAGATCAAAATGGCGAGAGCTGAGTTAATGGACGGCCTGGAGTCCCTTGCCAGAAAGATACTAAAGGTGGCCAGGGTCAAAGGAATCTACAGCGGAAAAGACGTTGACGTTAAAGTGAAACTGCATCCGATCATGCCACGTGACAGGCAAGACCTTGTCACCGAGGTCGTTACGCTATTCGGCAGCAGCCTCATAAGTCCGGAGTCCGCTTTGGAGAAGTTGGGTGTCTCCGAATCTGATGTACCGGAGGAGCTAGGTAGGATCAAGCAATATCAGAAATGGATTGCGGAGCTGGAAAATGGCAAAACTGACAACGAAACAGAGAAAGAAAATTCCGAAGAAAAAGTTCGGCCTTCCGGGAAAGAAAACTAAGAAGAATCCGGCGGGACGTGGCGGATACCCAATGCCGGATAGGGCTCATGCCGCCAATGCCAAGGCGAGGGCAAAGCAGATGTTGAAACGAGGCAAGCTCACCAGAGCCCAATACAACAGAATCGTCGCCAAGGCAAACAGAATACTCGGAAAGGGAAAGAAGAAGAAGCGGAAATGAGCGGCAAGCCTCCGTCGGACATAGTAGACGAATTTGTAAAAGATACACTAACTATGCCGACAAAGGCATTGGCAATTAAGTACAACAGGGCCCCCGGCACCATCAGGGACTGGCGTAGGTATTTGAAGAGGAATGGATACAAGGTAGGATACGGTTTAGACGAAAAGCAAGAGCTGGACGAACCGCTATATGTCACAGGGGATGTCGTCATCGTTGGGGATATAGAGATACCGGATCACGATCCCCAGATAGTGGAGCTGGTACTCGAACTCGGGAGCATACTGAACATTAAAACATTGATACTGAACGGAGACCTGGTTGCACTCGACGAGTTCAGCAGGTGGCCTCAAACAAGGCCCTCTGGTGACCTCTACAGCTCCTTGACGGCAGCGAAGAGGGTTTTAACGGCCTTTAGAGCGCAATTTGATACAATATATCACTGCATGGGGAATCATGAGCGCAGGCTACCGATTGCGACCAAGGGGCAAGTCCACATTGACATGTTGCTGGACGAGGTGAGATCTACCAGGTACTCATACCTATTCCTGAACGGAGACTGGTTAGTTGTCCATCCAGACAACTACAGCAAGAACCCGCTGACGGTATCACGGGACCTGGCGGAAATATACCACAAGAATGTGGTAGCAGGTCATACACACCATTTAGCCATGGGTAGAGACAAGAGCGGCCTGTACTGGGCGGTAGACGGAGGATGTGCCAGGGATCCGAACAGGACGTGGTATATAACATCCAGAATAACCAGACATCCGAGGTGGAATCCTGGATTCGTCGTGATTTTGAACAACAGACCGTACTTGATTGACAAGAACTGCGATTTGGAGTTTTGGAGATGCATGAGAACTTCGACAAGATAGTACACAACTTCTTTCAGAAATTCTTTGACGGTAACTATCTGTACGTAGCGTCCAAGCCGTTGGAACCGTTGGGACATCAACAGCTAACGGCTTTGTCGTCGGCTACCGGCTTAACCGCCCCGAACGGAGCCGTGGTGGCATTGCTGTCCGTTCAAGGACAAGATGTTCGTATCAGGGACGACGGCACGGCTCCTACGTCGTCTGTGGGGGTTGTACTCAAGGCAAACCAACAGCCGTGGGCATACGACGGCGATTTGAACAGCTTACAGATTATCGAAACGGCACCGAGCGCCACAGTGGATATTCTCTACTATAGGTATCAGACAGATTAGGGTGGGAAATTGAGGCTTGTTAGCTTTGAAGGGGGGTTTGCGAGTAAGCTCTATGTTCAATGGACAGGCTAGACCGTTTGCGACAAACGTTGAGGCTGCTAAAAGAACAAAGGGATATATATCCCCCGGGCGAGGTGCCGGTATCCATTCTGAACAAGATCTTGGATGTGGAAGCACAAATCAAGGAGGAGATCGCTTCGGGAGAGGAAGAGCTTACTCCGGAAAGAGGAGCAGAAGTGGATCTAATTGCGCAAACTATGAAGATGTTGCAAGATCAGCTTAGAGATACGGCGCAAAACATATCCGATTTGAGAAAACAGGTCGGCCAACTGAGATCGGACCTGATCGTACTATCGTCGTCGGTTGAGAACATGCGCCGTGACATCTCGAATATCCAGGAAACCCTGGATACCATGGACGGTGCTAAGATGGTCCAAAGGCTGCAATGGATCATCATCATATTGAGCATTGCAGTTGCTGTAGAAATTTTAATTATTGTGGGGGTGAGATAAAATGGGTAACTTTTGGGAGAAGAAAAACTTCTGGTTTGGACTGCTGGCCTTGGTGACGGCAGTGGCGGGGCCTTACGGATACAAAGACTACACACCGACAGAGGAAGTAGAAGAGGCCGCCGCTTTTATCCGTGTTGTTGTTAAGCTTGTCTTGCGATTGCTAAAGGAGGAGAAATGAGCGCCGCTGATCAACAGGAAGCAAACGCCTCTGGTCAACCGGACTGGGAAAAACGCTTTAAGGGATTACAGAAAAAACATGAGCAGTTAGTGCTAGAACATCGTTCTCTCCAGGAACAGCTACAGGCTCTCCTGGCCGAGAAAGATGACCTCACAACAAAGCTCAGCGCACTCAAGAACGATACCGAGAAAACACTATCCGGTAAAACACAAGAACTCGAGCAGCTCCGGCAACAGCTAGAGCAAGAAAAGGCAAATGCATCTACGCTACAGGCGGAAATAGACAAGATCAGGTTGATCAAGGAGAAGTTCCCCGACCTGATCATCTTCGAAGACCTTGTTCCCCCGGGGGAACATGTGGAGGAGAAACTGCAGGCCCTGCAGGAAAAGATCAAGAGAATTAGCTCCATGCAGGCCAAACAAATCCTGACCGGCGTGACTCCATCCGCATCTCCATCCAGGGAAGAGGTCACAAAGAAAGACCAGATCCGCAAAGCATTTGAGGAGATGAATGCAGCAGCCGGCACACCTGAATACGACGCCAAGGCTCGCGCATATTACGAACTCGTCTCCGGCGACTCTAACGACCAATGGAGCATCGCTCAAAGACCAATTGATTTAGGAGGATAAAGAAATGCCTACAAGTGGATTTGACGTATACTATGGAGATTAAAGGATAGTCTCCCCGAAGGAGAACACAGGTGAGAACTAAAGTGTGTACTTTCGTGCTGTTCCTGCAACGCCTCAAAACATAACAAGATGCCACAGGACTGGCTCACAAGCGAGAAGTACAACGAAAATACCTGTCAACCCTTCGGTAAAAAACCCTCTCTGAATACCGGGAAAACCTGAGATGGCAACCCGAGGCAAGGGTCAGCAAAAAGCTGATGAGGATTGATCCTGAACTAGCCGCAACGACTGAGCGAGAGGGCACCCGTAACAGGGTGAAGCGACAGTCTGAACTCATGGGAAATGAACCATGAGAGGGAGTGCCGAAGAGCCTCCCCGCCAGATATTCTGGTCACAAAAGTAACAGATTGAACCCTTGGGCCGGAATTGCTACCAATCAACGAGATTGGTATGTTCCGGAGTTGTTGGATGTGTTTCGCGCCCAGTCTGTATATCGCAACTACGTGCCTATGAAGGTGAACTTGGCGGCACAACAGACCGGGGTGATGCACTTTACGCTGCTGTATGACCTGGAGCCCAATACGGACTCCATCGGGCTGCGTGATCTGTGGCTGCCGGCTGCACACACCGACTCCGCACAGGTCACAATCACCATGGAACACCATGGCGATAAGGTGGCCTTGCATAAGTATGACGATATGATCACGTACTGGCGACAGAATAGAGGTCGCGCCGGGCTACGCCCAATCGTGCGCCGACTTCTGGCCAATTCGATGACCGAATACCTGGATGTTCTGGCCAGAAATGCATTCCTAAGCGCTCCCTATACGCTATACACAGGAAGCGGCAATACGGACTTCGGAGACCTGAGCAGCTCCGATCTGTTCGACATCAGCGTGGCACAGGACATCTGGCTTGGCCTTAGCTATCGTCAGGTACCGATGGCTATCAATCCGAACGGCCCTACCGGTACCATCGTGTGCATCACCACACCGGGTGTGATCTACGATATCCAGAATCAGGCCGGGTCCGACTGGATCAGCGTTAACCAGTACCAGGGCCGGGCTCAGTTGCTACGCTACGAGGTTGGCATGTACAAGAATGTGCGATTTGTGCAGACCGTGCGCAATACGCTGTGGAACTGCGGCCCGATCACGAAACAGGTGACGATCACCAGTGCCCTGAACCCGGGCGATGGTGCTGCCGCTACCGTTGACGATGTCTATAGCGCAGGGCAAAGCAGTGCAACCCACTACATCCAGCTCGATACGTTTGCTGCAGGTGATTTCAATGTGAACGACATCATCACTATCCACACCACGCGCACCGATGACTTCGGGGTGACTAATGGTGTGGATTACCGCTCTGGTATGAATACGGTGCGCCGCATCGTGTCGGTGGATGAGACTAATTACCGCATCGCCGTTGATAAGCCTGTGATGAAGGACTACTCTACCGACCTTGGCGGCGGGGTGTACGGCTATGTCACGAAAGGGTTGCACGTACACGCCAGTGTGTTCATCGGTGGCCCTAACGGCGTCGTCGCCGGTGTGGCACAACCGCCCGAGATCCATGTACCGCCTGTCGTTGACGACATCATGGCAATGTACCGGTTTTCCTGGGACGCATACCTGAAGTACCAGATGTTCCGACCGGAAGTTGTCGAAGTCGTCTTCTCGGCAGGTAACGTGCGCGTGAAAGGCGCTGCAACAACGGGAGGCTGATAATGCAATGGTCTGACCTGCGCGACAAGATAAGGGACTTCCTAGGAGATACGGAAACCCCAACAAGGTTCTCCGACGGCGAGTTGATGCAGTACGCCAACTGGGGCTTGTTGGAGATCGCTACCGTCAAAGGAGTTGCCACGTCGGTGAACTACGACAGCGGCAACAAGGAGTACACACTGCCGTCCGACATCATCCACGTTGATTACCTGATGATGGGAGACAGCATATTGGAGGAACTTATCTTAAAGCCGGGTCAGACCATCTACGAGTATGACGTACCTAAGTATTACATCGAAGGTAGCACGCTCAAGCTGACTACAAACGCAACAGATGACCTGGTATTACACTACACGGCATACTATCCGGAGATCGAGAACGACAACGACGACCCCGGACTGCCCAAGTGGGCAGAACAAGCACTGCTTCTGTACGTAGCTTGCGAAGCGATGAAGAAGACGAGCGGCCAGGAAGCAATGCTCAACAGGTGGAATACCAAAGTGGACAGCGGGACGCCAATCCAGAACCCTATCATACCATACTGGATGAGGCTACGAGTAGAGTTCGAGAGAATACTCTACTCGCACCTCCCAGAACAATACACAATCTATAGGCCGGGTGCCCTGTGATACACGATCAGATAATAGACGCTCTTGTCGCTAACCTAACAGAAACCTTGATAACCAACATCCCGGAATCGGATAGTTCCAGGGCCGGATTGGTACAGTCCGGAGCCCTACAGGACGATCCACAAAGGTACAGAATATCCGTGATGGTCCACCCCAACGACCGGGACAATCCGGGAAAGTGGAGAGATGAACTGCTATCCTCTCCGAGAAAGGAATTCCGGGAGAGGTTGCTGCCAAAGTTCTTCGCCGAAGTCGGCGGTACCATCGGCTGGATCCGTCGGTTCACCATAGAGATACAGTGTTTCTATACAAAGACAGGCGAAGAGAAAGAGGAAGCCAGGAACGACACTTACAAGGTGTTGTCTCGCATAATGGCAACCATCCAAGATCGTCCGCTGAGGATTAGCGACGAAATGGGCGAGACCGTAATCATGGGACTGGTGAGATGGTCATGGGTTAGGGAAGGCGGCGGTCCACCCAGGTCGTATATCTGGAGGGGTAAAGTCGGCGTTGAGTACTACACGTTCCGATAAGGAGGAATAAAATGACAGTTCTTGCAATGAGCGGTTTGTTCGGGTTCGCCCCACAAACGGCAAAAGGGACGGCGGCATCCAGCTTCTATTATCACAAAGCAATGGATGTGAACATCGGCCCTGTGCAACGAGATCAGTTGCTGCCGTTAGAGGTAGGCGGTGGCGTACTACCTACCGGGGCCGTTAAGGGAGGGGTGTACGTTGCAGGCAGCGCCACTCTCATTCCGCGCCTGGAGGATAACCTGGGGTGGTTGCTACACGGATTCGCCGGCGCTTACACTGCCGAAGCAGACCCCGGCGGCTCTACCGCACATCACTACTTCGTAATGCCGGGTGACAAGGGAACAAGCGGATCCCCGGAAACCACCAAGTGGATGACGTTTCAGCGATACATCCCCGGAGACACAGCCGATACCGGAAGAAAGGAAACGCTTACGGATTGCAAGGTGGCCGGCCTGGTAATCTCACTACCTGCATTCGGCAACCTTACCATGCGGGTGGATGTGGTCGGAAGGGTTCCTACCGGAAGCGCTGCACAAAGCGCACCGAGCGCCAGCATGGAGGACTACACTACCATACCGATTGCATCGGTTGGCTCCTTCGAAGTACCGTTCAATACGGATATGAAGGCGCTTGGCGGCACCCTTACGCTGCAAAACGTGTTCACCACCCCCGATCAGGAGATGATCGTCGGTAGCTACTATCCGGATGATTTCGTGGTGACAAGCAGGATGATGACCATTGACTGGGTATACAAGGTGGAAAACCTCAATCTGTATGACAGCATCTTCTACAACGACAGCCACGAATGGACCCCGGTGGTCTACACCAGTAGCTTTCGGGTGACGGCATCTCCTCCACCTGAAAGCGACGGCACCAACAACTTCGAGCTTGGCTTCGAGGCTCAAAAGGTGGTTTGGAGCGTAGAACCGGTCAGGCTTGCCGGAGGGGATATTGTCACCATGAGGTTCCACGGGACCGTTGTGGAGCCCGAGAGTGGCGACAATTGGGTGTTATGGCTCAAGAACGAACAAACAGCAACAGATCACTATAACTGGCCGAGCTAAGAATCATGAAACTACTGGCACCTGTAGAGAAGACATATAGGCTAATTGAACTGGAAGAGGATTTGAAACAGTATGACCCAAACGGAGAGGCAAGCGCCACATTCCGTCAAGCCACGCGTGCCCAAGAGGCCATCCGGTCTGACCTATGGTCCGAGATCATCACGGAATGGAACGACGATGTCGGAGGGACGGTGAGACAGATCAGAAGATATTCCTGGGCCGAGAGGCAGGCCATGGAAATCTATCTGTCCCTCGTGACCGTGCGCAACGTCGAAGGGCCGGATGGAAAACCGGTGTTGGCACTAACAGAGCCCGTGGCCAAATCCATGACCTTTGAGCGGTTCAAGAAGGAAATAGGTGGCTTGCCTCAAGTGTTTGTCAATGCGTTGCACGAGGGGGCGTTGCGGACGAATCCGCAATGGGACCCTCGCGTGACCTTGGAGCAGAGCTAGAGGAACTCAGAAAAGCACTAAGAAGATATTACGAATACCTTGCCGATCGGGAGGATGCTCCGATGGGAAGTATTCTGGAAGAAGTAAAACCACCGGAGATCCTCCTGATCAAGGATTCGCTGAGAAGAAGAGGGCTGCCGTACTGGCCCGGCGGATATGCAGATCAGCCGTACGTTCTCTTATTGGAGCTTGCCGTTGCCGATGAGGTGGAAGCTGAATGGTCGAAGACATTGAGCGACTTAAGGAATATCTCCGTGAAATCACACAGGGCGAAGACTACGATGTCGGCATTGCCTCCTATGGCGGCAACAGGTACACGGCTATTGTATACGCCGGTGGACAGCCACGTCATACGCTAGACTTCGAATACGTTCCCGGATACGGATTTACCATCAGCGGGAGACGCGTAACGCCACAACGCACCACCCAGATAGAGGAAATGGCAAGCCGTATCCTGAACATTAGCGAACTACCGCCGGAAGAGACAGACCCATACGTAAAACGTCCTACGGGATTCCGCTATCACGGCGAATACGTATACTCTGAAGGACCATCCAGGCCGGCCAACGTTGCCTATGTATCCAACCAAATCGTTACCCGTCCTATCCGTCCTGAAGACTGGCCGGATGAGTACCTGAAAGAATCGAGATATTTGGGAAAATTCGCCGTCGCCACCGGATTGACCGGCGAGAGAACACGCTTGTCGGATATACAGGCTTTCGAAGCCGTTCCCGGCTTCAAAGTAGAGCAAACGGAATACGGCGAAACTCTCCTGAAAACAAGGATACCGCTCAAGAAAACCCTTTCTCGCTTCAGGCTACACGCCGGTGAATCCCCCACCCGCACCATGTATGGCGGGAGAACTATGAAGGTGGCCATAATTCCGTGGTTTCCTATGGGGCCCGGACAAAGCATCATCAGCGAGAGAGCTGCCAAGCAAACCACCCTCACACAATATAAGTATAGGACAGAACCGTTGGCATGGAAGGACGTTACCCACGTGTCGTTTCCCCCGGGGGAACTGGCCGTTGTGAGAGGGATTCCATTTGAGTACAAAACAAAAGGGCCGGTTGACGTAGAGATCATCGGCAGGGCCGTTGAACTACCTGCGGTTCCTCAAAGCATCAAGATATTACGCCAGGCAAATCCGCAGGGATGGCTTCACCTGAGCGCCCATGAAAGAGACATCCTGAACAGCGAGATGTCCCCAACGAATGCCGAGGAATGGCTTGCTGCTGCCAAGAAGCTTGAGACACACCACTACAGGATAGGCCCTGGGGTTAGGGTACGTGGGGAAAAACGTCCTGCATTGGTTGCCGTCGCCAAGGAGACGAGCCCTGTCATGTCCGGAATGGCCATCAGTGCTTACCACCTCCCGGGGGTTAAGAGCGTTGTCCAGGTAAGACGTGAGAGGCCAAATATCACAGTTGGAGGAGAGCCGCTCGATTTTGATCTTCTAGTTGCCGGCGAAGCAATAAAGAGCGCAGCGGCCCTGGAAAGGCTGGCCGGCAACTGGGACATAGAAGAGCTTAGAAGACAAGGGATTATCAAGCAGGTAACCGTGCATGACCAGAGAATACCCCGTGAAGTTGCAGAGTACCTGCTCAAAAACCCCAAACCCAACCTGACCGTGACCAGGAAGGGTGATGAATACTACCTGACCGGAACCGGCGATGCCTTGATAGCAGAAGCTATGGTGGGGTTTACCAAAATCACGTTGAACAAGCCGCCCAGCTACGCCAACATGTCGTTCACGGACATAGTGGAGACATGGCGCAACAACCCGGAGGCGGCCAGGGAATTCATCCTGAGAAACAGACACGAAAGACAACCCTACCAGGAACTACTGCGAGGTATCCTGAACAAGGTTCCCGAAAATGCCATTGACATTGGTGATAGAGAGCAATTCGATATCGAATCCGCCATAGCCGAACAGGAGTGGCGAGGCGGGGAGATCATCGAAAAAGAGCTCCTGCAAAGCCTGGAGAGAAAGTATGGAGACACCCCGCTTGTGTTCCGTGGCGTTCCGCTACTATCTCCGAGGTCTGCATTACGCATAGGACACTTCGGTCCCGGCGGAAGAACCATTGATCGACTCATCAGGAGCTACATGAAAGTCCTCATGGACAAGGACCCAAACGAGCTATTGAGATACCGCCAGTTGCAGATGACGTACGCTCAAGAGCCACAGGTTCTGAAAGGCGCATTTGGTGGTGAAGACCTAATGTCCTTCTTGTCCACCATCACATGGTCAGAGCACCTAGAAAATGCAGTTGCCATCCCGGATGCCATTTACAAAAAGTACGTCCGGGAAGGGACGGCAGCCCTCCTCCACCGATGGCCTAACGTAGCAGAGGTAGTGCGTCGGTACAACCTGGACATTGTTCCCGTCAGCAAGGTCCCCGGAGTTTCCTCCAAGCTGTCTCAGGCTACCATAATAGTCGGCACCGATGTTCTGGATGCGTTGATGGCCGACTTCGACAAGGATATTGCTGCCATCTACCTGATCAGCAAGACGACGGACGGAAAGACGGCAAGGGAGATAGACAGGGCTATGAACCACCACCTCGGCCCTGCCCGGCAGTTCTTTGATAAGGTGGGCGACATCCTGGCTCAATTCGACCTTATGACCGCCGAATCATGGGAGAAGAAATGGTTCGGTCCAGAGAGAACCATCACAGGTGCACAGCTTGCAATGCAAAGTGCAACAGAAGCAGCCGGTAAGCATTCTATCGGCCTCGTTGATATTGCATTGCAAAAATGGTTCTACCTTGCGGATAGAATGGGATGGTCGAAGGATGACTGGACTGTATTCAGCCTTGCCGTTAGGCAGATCAAGCAAC